GTGTTGTATTCAAATTGGCCATCAGATGATGTAAATTTTTCCAATGGCACAAGATGTTGATAATCTGGGAAACTGCCTAGCTCTTCAATACATTCGCGTTCCATGGCACCCAACAGTGTTTCTCCTGATTCTACCTTGCCACCAGGTAGACCCCATGTACCAGGATGTCTGGTATCATTACGTAACAAATACAAGTAACGTCCTGTGGCACTGCTACGGAACCAAACTCCCACTGCCTTCAAAGTACCAGTCTCCATGTGCCACCAACATAGGCACCTTGGTAACTTTTTACCCAGGCATTGCCAATCCAACGATACTGTATACCTGTGGTGACGTTGGTGACATATTGTGTGACATTGCTTTCGGTACTGGCTCGAAATACCACATTCCAGTAATTTTTTGAATATTCAACAATGTCATTGGCCTGTGCTACTAACCCCCGACCATTTGCTCCTACCCAGGCAGTGGCTGGATATTCTGCATCTACAGTACCTGTATCTTCTGTGAGCAGATATCTTTGACCTTCTAGTGCAGAATCTAACCCATCTCCTGGACCAGAGGTCAACGGATTAATTACAGCGTCAATGGCAGCCAAGGTATTTTGCGGCGTGGTATCAATATCAATATCATACAACATGAATCTATCGTCATTGGGATCTAAGGCAATGGTACCTATTACTTCAGTACCATCAGGTTGTTCTAATCTTATTTGACTTACTCCGGGACGCAACACACCATATGGATCTATCACAGCAGGCCATAACAAGTTTGAATCTGGAACAATTTCCGTAGGAGCAAGATTTTCGTTACTGGGCTCTTGTATCAACGATTGTTGTCGCAAACATTGCAATTTATTACCAATTAAAACCACAGCATAATTGCCCAGGGTAACGACTTGTCTAGTGCCCAACAACAGATCATTGTTGGTGACAGCATCATGCAAATCACCTTTTGCATCGTACATTGAAGCAATAATTCGTTCCACAACACCTAATTTCTTGACCTTGGCTGGACTAGAAATCCATATGGGCATGCTGAAGGTTAGTGTGGCAATGTCAATGGGGTTGTCTGTGCCAATGGGAACTGTGCGACTGGTCCACACAGTTCTATCCAAGTACATGGTGCTCAAACTGGTCCAGTCAATGAAATTGTCTGTGCTTTGAATTTCTAAACTGGGATTGAACAACGTTAAAATTTGTTCCAACAACTGCAATTTTTGATTGGTGTTTGATGTCCAAATATCCAAATTGATGGTGAGTTTGAATGGTACAGGCATCAATCGTTCCACAGTAAATGCATTGCCTTGTGTAGTGTCATAAGTTTCTGTTGATGGATTGTAAGTGCGCTGCCGTACGTTAAGTTTGTCAACAAAATACGGTTCTTGCATGCGTGTCTGTTCATAATCTAAGCCAGTGATGTAAAAAGTCATCAGTGGAGTTGACGGCAAACTGTTTCGACTGTTGTCTTGAATAATAGTTTGTGCATTACGACTGGCATCACCATATCGCACAGGCACACGAAGCAGTGTGGCACCATTTACACCATCATTTTCGTTGGCGTATTCAATTTGAAAGCCTGAAAAGATTCTTGTGAACTGCAACAAGAATCTGCGTATTTGTTCATCGTAAAAAAAACTTTGCATGATTAACTTGACTTTTGTCCTGGTTGTGTGGGCGGGAATGGGTTTGGCGGCCTGTCTCCACCTTGATCACCATTGTCTGCTCGTGGTCTTAATATCTCACTGAGACTCTGACGACTTGGAATATTGCCCAAGTCTTTGGTGTTCACAGTGTATGTATTGTTCACAAAGGTACTGCGTAAAGTATTGTTAGTAGGTCCATTGTTGAGATTGGTGCGTACTGCATCTTCAATCTTGACCCAGATTTTGCCATCGTATCTAAACAAGCGATTGGGTTGATAATCTAATCTCAAAGCGTAATCTCCAGACACAGGGTTTGATGGGAAGTTTACACCTGGAGTAACTGGTAATCCGTTGGGGGCAATGCCATCTCCAGTGAGATAACCCATGGTATACCCATTTGACACTGGAGTGACATTCATGCCACCTTGTGTACCATCTACTGTGACTGTACTATCTGTGCCTAGACTAACTGGGTTGGCTGGCTCTCCATTTAGTGTGGGCACTATGTAATATTTGGTTACATCGTACCCACTGAGTGGGACTTCCTCGTCGGCTTGCACCAAGATAGCATCATTGATTTGGTAATCTTTCTGACGTGTACCTTGTATATCACTTATGGTGGCAGGTGTGTAAGGTCCCCAAAACTCAGTGTTGGCAATATCAGTACCAGCTGGTGTATTTTTTTGTGCTTGGTAATAGGTATCACCGTAGTTGACAATAGTACCAGTGGGATAGAAGTTGCCTGGATCCCAAATATTTTCCTGAACAAACGGCTTGTTGGTGATGGTGTTGAACTCTTGCTGATCTTTCATTGGGGTGCATTTCACACGCCACAAGTGAGGCAACCAAGTTACACTGAACCCTTCACTGGCATAGTCTGAATCTTGAATTACATAGTATCTAGGCAAGGCTCTAGGTATGTTTTGATTCAACGGATGATAGTCTGTCAGGTTGGGAATCTCTATCACATCACCGTTCATTAGTTTGCGACCAAATGTATCAATCATGTCGTTGTAATGAAATGTCATGAATATGGTGTCGTTGTTCAAGAACAGGCCAAACTGTGTCAAATCAAAGTCTACATCTTGTGTGTTATACACACCACGCATGACATACACATCAGGGTCGTAAATTCTATCACGGTTTTCCAGCAACAGCAAGTCTTGAATGTTCAGCACATCCACTGTTTCATACGTGGGCTGTGTGGCATCAAAATTCCCGCTCAGGGCACTATCTTCACCACCGGCTTGTGGTCCCATGTATTTGTGAACATAAATGTCCAAGCCGCCCACAGTGTACATTTCACTGATGGTGCGGTCCAAAAATTGATAGTCTCTGGTGCGGTTAGGGCGGTATAGGGATAAGCGTGGCATATTATATTTATAGTACTTTGGGTTTACTTTTCAGCGGGTTGACCAATAATTCCCAAAATGCTATAATATGGACTTAACAACAAAGGAGCCAGCAATGAGTGATTTAGTTACCGATTTGCACAGTGAGATGATCAACAGTGTAGCACCAAATTACAGTATCAATTTTGAAGCAGAGGCTCTTGCCAGTTTTGAAGCCACTGGTGATGACTTGATGGAAGCACTTGAGACTCGTGCTACCGACTTTATTGCAGAGACTACCGGGGCAGATGTGCGTGAGGACTTGGGTGGGCTCACAGTGTTTTTCCGTGGTAGTACTTTGGTTGCATTTTATGATTACGAGCAATTCAAAGGACATGTGTTCTAAAACCCTAAGCCCGAAAGGGCTTTGGGTTGACCAATAATTGCCATTCTGTTATAATTACATACAAATTACTGGAGCCCCAATGAACGCCACACGCACTGTACTCAAACCCATGAATCCCAAAAGCGCTGACACCAAGTATGTTGGGCTTGAACCCACATGGAAAACTCAGCCCACTGAGGACAATCGTGTAAGCACAATGAGCTATGCGTTTGGTTGGTACAATTATTTCTACAGTAAAAAAGAAGCTAAGGACATGGTTGTGACCTATTTGGATGCTCACAATCGCACAAAAGATGCCCGGCAGATACGCACCTTGCCAGACTCACAAATGCGACTCACCACAGGCTGGTTGTGCCGTATGCAAATGATGGGGCTGGATTTGACTGCGCATGAAGAAATTAAATTACAAGCCCTGATCAAAGAGTTGCTGGACCTCAAACAACAAGCAGTAGTAGAAGCTGTTGCAGAAGATGAGCCAGCACGGCCCAACATACAAGACCGATTAAAAGAAAAAGTTTCAGAATGCGCTGGTGAATTAGACGGCATGTTTGACGAGTTCATGATCAACGGTGCCAAGATGAGTGCCGACTACAAGCCTATCACAGTGATACGTGGTATGAACGTTGCACCGCAGATGATCTCCAACATTGCTGACATCTGGAAACGCAAACTGGAAGAGTTCGAAACTGTGATTGAAGGCAAAGATGCACAACTGGTTGAAGGCTACGGTCATCTCAGCAAAATTCAAATGCGCAATCTTGTGAAGTTTTGTGAAGCAGTAATTAATGACTGCGGTGCCTATGTGCAGATCAAGAAAGTTGAACGCAAGCCGCGCAAGGTCAAGCCTGTTAGCCCAGAAAAACGTGCAGCCAAGTTCAAAGTGTTAATGGAGTTTGCTGAGCTCAAGCTCAAAGGTTTACCTGCCGCAAGTCTTGTGGACAAAGCCGAAGCATGGTTGTACGACACCAAGAAGCGCAAGTTGATACACCTTGTGGCTGACAGTCATACACAGGCATTCACTGTCAAAAGCAACAGCATCATTGGCTTCAGCACCATTGAAACCATGCAGAAAACTGTGCGCAAGCCAGCAGATGTTGTGAAAGCAGTACAAGCCGCAGGCAAGCCAGCCGCACGTAAGATCTACAAGGATCTCTCTACTACAGAAACCCCGTTCAACGGACGTGGAACAGAGAACTTGGTCATACTCAAGGCCTGGTAAATACAGGGACTTGGAGTCCCTACATGGCCGAACAGCAACAACAATCACTGCCCACACTGAAGCAAAACTTGATTGAATATGTCAAGCTTCAGTTGGGCGACCAAATTATAGATATTGAACTAGACCCCTCACATTACGAAGCGGCTTATCAAAAAACTATTGGCACTTATCGTCAACGTGCCAACGCCGCTTATGAAGAAAGCTACAGCTTCATGCAGTTGGTACAGGATGTCAACATCTACGAACTGCCCCAAGAAGTCATAAGTGTGCGGCAAATCTTCCGTAGAACATTTGGCGACAGCTCAGGCCCGTTTGCAAGTAACTTTGATCCGTTTGCACAGGCCTCGCTCAATGTGTATCTTATGAATTTCAACGTAGCAGGTGGTTTGGCCACATACGACTTTTACAGTCAGTATATTGAATTGGCCGGACGCATGTTTGGTGCATACATGAACTATACCTGGAATCCAGTTACTAAAAAACTGCAACTGATCCGTGACCCCAAGGGTTCAGGCGAGACTGTGTTGCTGTGGAGTTACAACCTAAAACCTGAGTTCAACCTGTTGAGTGACTATCAAATATCACAATGGATCCGTGACTACATGGTGGCCAACTGCAAAATGATTATTGGTGAAGCACGTGAGAAGTTTGGCACCATAGCCGGACCACAAGGTGGCGGCACCTTAAATGGCACTGCCATGAAATCCGAAGCGCAGACTCAAATGGATGCACTGATTGAACAACTCAAAATGTATGTGGATGGCTCACAACCGCTTACTTGGGTTATTGGTTAAACTCCTTGCATATCTCATAAAAATTGTGCTATAATCCTTGTACACAAGTACCAGGAGGATCAAATTGGATCTCATGATCGACATTGAAGGGTTGGCCACAGGACCTGAAGCAACAATTTTAACCATTGCGGCTCAGGCGTTTGATCCGCTGGGCACAGGCTACTATGAGCACAAGTACTATGCCAGAGTTGATCTTGAAAGCCAAGAGAACCGCACCATCGAACAAGGCACCATAAACTGGTGGGCCACACAAGGTGCCGCACAGGACGAAGCCTTTGCAGAAGATGGGCGTATACCACTGGATCAGGCACTGGGTGAGTTACACAAATTATGCTGGAAGTGCAATCGCATCTGGATGAACGGTCCCACTTACGATGCCAACATACTTGAGCATGCCTACAAGAGTTACAACAAACCCCTGCCCTGGCAATATTATAAGATACGTGATGCACGAACGGTATATAGTTTGTACCCAGGGTTGCCCCGGCCTGCCACCAGTCACCATGCGCTGGAAGACTGCCGCAGACAGATTGACATGTTGCAAGCAACCTTGAAACACTTAGATATCAAGGAATTGGCATGATCATTGGCGTTTGTGGATTTATTGGCTCAGGTAAAGATACCATTGCAGACTATCTAGTAAATTTACATCACTTTCGCAGAGAAAGTTTTGCCAACACACTCAAAGACGCTGTGAGTGCAGTGTTTGGTTGGGATAGAACTATGCTGGAAGGTCGCACAAAACAAGCTCGTGAATGGCGTGAACAAGTGGATCCATGGTGGGCTGAACGCTTGGGCATACCACACCTGACACCACGTTGGATCTTGCAAAACTGGGGAACTGAAGTGTGCCGCAAAAACTTTCACGATGACATTTGGATTGCCAGTTTAGAAAACAAACTACGTGCCAGCACTGACGACATTGTGATATCAGACTGTAGATTTCCCAATGAAATTGCAGCCATCAAAAAAGCTGGCGGGCGTGTGGTGCGTGTGGTGCGTGGTGCCGAACCTGAATGGTACGGCGCAGCCGTGAGCAGCAATCGTGGACCCAATGGCAATTCAACCTGGGCACTGAGTGGACGTAAACTAGAGAAACTGGGAATTCATGCG